AACAGTGGGCATCTGATGCTCTCATTGAGTCCTACACCTTGCCAGGATGTTACGATATACTTGAGTATTACTTTGCTGTTTCAGAAACCCCATCATGGAATTACTTTGCATATAATGCAGAAAAAATATTACAGGCAAAAAAAGATAGACTGAAAGATAGTCAAGAGAGAGCAGAGCGTAGACGAATGGCTAAGGAGTGGCTAAGTGAATAACACAGAGTCAAAATTAATCACTGCCGTTCTTCAGGATAAGCATATTCATGTTCTGCTACAGGCCAATGTCGACAATCTTCTTAGAACTCATGGAGATATCTGGAACTTCATAAGACTTTATTTTGAGAATAATTCATCTCTTCCGCCAACAGACCTAGTAAGAGAAAAGTTTCGTGACTTTGATCCAGTGCCAGGTGTTGGGTCAACAAAGCATCACCTTGAAGAGTTGCAGGGAGAGTATCTACGGGACAGCCTAAAAGACATATTAAGGTCTGCTGCCACCGATGTTCAACAGGGTGAGGGTGGCAAGGCTTTAGAGGGTCTTATCACAAAGACCTCAGAACTAAAAAAGAATACTGCTGCTATTCGTGATATTGATGTAACAGACCTAGAGTCTGCGATTGCTTACTTTGAAAATGTAAAGAAGCAACAAGCCCTAGGACATGTTGGCATCAAGACTGGCTTGCCAGGATTTGACAACTATTTACCCTCTGGAATCATGCCAGGGCAGTTGGGAGTCTTCTTGGCATACCCAGGTATCGGAAAGTCGTGGTTGGCTCTCTATTTCGCTGTACAGGCCTGGAAACAGGGTCGTAGCCCACTGGTCATAAGCCTTGAAATGAGCGAAACGGAAGTCCGTAATCGTGTCTTTACTATCATGGGTGAGGGCCGTTGGTCACACAGAAAGTTGAGTAACGGAGAGATAGAGTTGGACATGCTTAAGGAATGGCATGAAAAAAACCTACAAGGCAAACCAGAGTTTCACATTATCTCAAACGATCAGGGTGGGGAAATCAACCCATCTGTTCTTCGTGGAAAGATTGACCAGTACAAGCCAGACTTTGTAATCGTTGACTACCTTCAGTTAATGGCACCTAATCAAAAGTCAGATAATGAAACGGTACGAATGAAGAACCTTTCACGAGAACTAAAACTAATGGCTATTGGTGAAGAGGTTCCTATTATTGCTATCTCTTCTGCTACCCCAGACGATGTCAACGACCTGTCTACGGTTCCTACTTTAGGTCAGACAGCATGGTCTAGACAGATTGCCTACGATGCTGACTGGGTACTTGCTTTAGGTCGTGGTGCCAATAGCGATATCATTGAGTGTGCCTTTAGAAAGAATCGTAATGGATTTATGGGAGACTTCCTGGTCCAATGCGATTTTGACAAGGGATACTATAGATACAAAGACTATGAAGATAAGTAGTTATAATATGGTATGTCACAAACTAAGGAGAACATCCCTCCAGATTTCTATCATCACAAGCCACTTAAAAGGTTTTATATAAGTGGCATAATCCAAGACGAGGCTTTGCTTGGAAGATTAAAAATAGAATACGTAAGATTATTAGTTTCAGAGATGAGGTTGAGTGGGTATGTTCCAAGAATTGACATTGACCCAGACTTCACTTTACGGTATAATGATAGTAAAGACTTTTTTGAATTTGAATTATCAGTACACGGAGTTTACGCAGGGAAAAGGAAAAGCGAATGGATAGCAGGAATAGACGGAACCAGCCTAGTCCCTATACAGCCGAGCAAGTTAAAAGAGTCCTTGCAGGATCAGGCACAACAGTCGAGTCAGAACTAGATGCAGATTTTATAATATTTTGTCCATTTCATAATAATCACAGAACCCCCGCAGCAGAAGTACACAAAACCAATGGGATGTTCTTTTGTTTCTCATGTCAAAAGTCTGCAGACTTAATAGAGTTAGTAATGCATACCTCTGGCAGAACATATTTTGAGGCAGCAAGGTTTATAAAGAGTAAAGAAAAAGCAAGTAATCTTGCTATAGAGATTGATCGTGCTCTTATCAAAGAAGAACAATACAGGCCATTTGACGAACTAATTATAAAAAGACTTCATAACAACCTTGTTGCATCTGATAGAGCCAAAAATTATTTTCAGTATCGTAAATTAACTAAACAGTCTTGTGTTAAATTTTCTTTAGGGTATTCAGAAAAACAGGATATGGTTACAGTTCCAGTGCATAGTCCAGACGGCATACCCCTTGGTTTTGTTGGAAGATCCATTGAAGGTAAAGACTTTAAAAATACTCCAGGTCTGCCTAAAAGCAAAACTCTTTTCAACTTGCATCGTGTAAAGAAATCTGATATAGTATATGTAGTAGAGTCTTCGTTTGATGTAATCAGACTTGACCAATTGGACATACCTGCAGTCGCAACGCTTGGGGCCAATGTCTCAGGAAAACAAATAGAATTGCTTCAGAAGTATTTCAATAACATTCTTGTTATTGCAGATAATGATGAGGCAGGAGGAAACATGAAAAACAGGATAATTGAAAAACTTGGATCTCGTGTTTCCGTTATACAACTAAATAAACAATACAAAGACATAGGCGATATGCCAGACGAAGAAATTAAAAGTTTAAGGTCTTCGTTTGACAAAACCATAGAGTCTATGCTAAACTAATACAAACACACAAAGGAGAAAAAATATGAGCATTGTAAAGGGAATCAAGAACATTAATGCCCTGCTCGATAGACCAAAGTATGAAAACGAAGGGCCAAAAGTAAAGTGGCTCAAACTAGCAGACGGTCAGTCTGTAAAAATCCGATTCATTGAAGAACTTGATGAGGACTCTGCAAACTATGCAGAAAAGCGTGGCTTAGCACTTGTTGTTAAGGAGCATGTAAATCCAAAGGACTACAAGCGAAAGGCTGTAGACACAATGGAAACAGAAGGCCGTGACTGGGCAGAAGAAATGCACCGTAAAGATCCAAAGGCTGGATGGCGTGGCCGTCTTCGCTTTTACTGCAACGTCCTAGTTGACGATGGCATTGAAGCACCATATGTTGCTATCTGGTCAATGGGTATCAGCAAGCAATCATCATTTAATACAATTCGTGAGTATGCTCTTGAAACAGGAAGCATCTCAAACGTAGTATGGAAGTTAAAGCGTAATGGTCAGGGTACTGAAACTAATTACACACTAATTCCATCAGCACCAGATAAGGAACCATTTGATTGGAAAGATATCGAACCTTATCCTTTGGAGTCAGCACTAAAGAAGATTCCATATGCGGAACAAGAAGCGTTCTACCTGGGCTTTGATGGCCCTTCAGTAACTTCATCTACCAACGCTGATTGGTAAGATGAACTACGTAGGCCTACATGTCCATACCCATTTTAGTTTGTTTGATGGGATTGCTACTCCAGAAGAATACGTGAACCGTGCAGTTGAGTTGGGGATGCCAGCAATTGCTATCACCGACCACGGTACTTTATCTGGGCATAGGGAACTGCACCGTATTGCAAAAGCAAAGGGCATAAAGCCAATTCTTGGGCTAGAGGGATACATGTGTGCAGACATATCTGATACACGAGATAAGTCTGAAAGAGAAGGTCAACAAGATCTTGTCTACAATCACATTATCCTTCTAGCCAAGAATCAAATTGGTTTAGAAAACCTCAACAAGATTAGTGAACTATCTTGGACAGATGGTTTTTTTAAAAAGCCACGATTTGACTTTACTATTTTAGAAAAATACAAAGAAGGAATTATCGTAACATCTGCTTGCCCAAGTAGTGTACTTGTAAAAGCGTTAGAAGAAGAAGAATTTGCTCTTGCTAAGAAATATATCTCTTGGTTTAAAGAACGGTTTGGCAATGACTACTATATTGAAGTAATGCCACATAACGAACCCCACATAAATAAGTATCTTATAGAATTAGCAGACGAATTTGGAATTAAGGTTGTTGTTACTCCAGACTGCCACCATGTTGATTCATCACAAAAAGAAGTTCAAGAATTTAAGTTGCTTTTAAATACACATGGCAAGTTTGTAAAAGATGCTACATATGAAAAATCAAAAAAGAAAAAAGACATGATGGAACGACTTGACTATCTTTATGGCGAAGACCGTCAGATTACATTTAACAAGTTTGATATTCACCTGCTCTCATATGAAGAGATTAAAGCAGCCATGGAATCGCAGGGTATTGATAGACCAGACATATACTCAAACACACTCCTATTAGCAGATACAGTAGGAGACTATGGCATTCAGGAAGGTCTCAATCTTCTTCCAGTACAGTACAAGAGCCCTGATAAAGAACTTGCGAAGGTTGCTATGGAAGGCTTGGTTGAACGAGGATTGTCAGAAAAACAAGAGTATCTTGACAGACTTGAAGAAGAATTACAGATTATTAAAGACAAAAAGTTTGCACCATACTTCCTTGTTGTAAGCAACATGATTAACTGGGCCAAGAAGGAAGAGATCATGGTTGGTCCTGGTCGTGGCTCATCTGCTGGTTCTCTAGTTTGCTACGCATTAAAGATTACGGACATTGATCCTATTGAGCACAAACTTTTGTTCTTCCGTTTTATTAACCCAGAGCGTAATGACTTTCCAGACATTGATACAGATATTCAGGATACTCGTCGTGAAGAAGTAAAAGATTATTTAGTTAGACAGTATCGACATGTTGCATCTATTGCTACCTTCCTTGAATTTACTGGTAAGGGGATTGTCAGAGATGTTGCACGAATATTAAACATTCCTCTTTCAGATGTAAATAAAGTATTAAAGACGGTAGACTCCTGGGACGATTATTGTACATCAAAATCAACATACGAGTTTCGTGAAAAGTATCCAGAAGTAGAAGTTTACGGAGAACAACTTCGTGGTCGTATTCGTGGAACAGGCATACATGCAGCAGGTGTAGTAACAAGCAAGGAGCCAATATTTAGATATGCACCTCTTGAAACTAGATCTTCTACTGGATCTGATGAAAGAATTCCAGTGGTTGGTGTTGATATGGAAGAAGCCGAAAGGATTGGCTTGATTAAGATTGATGCATTAGGGCTTAAGACTCTTTCAGTTCTTAAAGATACTATTGACATAATTAAAGAGCGAGATGGCAAGAAGATTGACCTTCTTAAAATCAAGATGGATGATGCAAATGTTTATCAGATGTTATCAGACGGATACACAAAAGGTGTGTTCCAGTGTGAAGCAGCACCATACACAAACCTTCTTGTTAAGATGGGCGTTAAAAACCTAAACGAACTTGCAGCATCCAATGCTCTTGTTCGTCCAGGTGCTATGAATACCATTGGAAAGGACTATGTTGATCGTAAACATGGTCGTCAAAATATATCTTACACACACCAAGTACTAAAAGAATTTACGGAGGACACATATGGCTGTATTCTTTACCAGGAACAAGTTATGCAAGCATGCGTACACCTTGGCGGTATGTCCATGTCGGAAGCAGACAAAGTTAGAAAGATCATTGGAAAGAAAAAAGATGCTAAAGAATTTGATCAGTTTAAAGAAAAGTTTGTAGAGGGAGCATCCAAATATATTACACCGCATGCTGCTTTAGACTTATGGCATGACTTTGAGGCTCACGCAGGGTACTCATTTAATAAGTCTCACGCAGTAGCGTACTCAACCCTATCCTATTGGACAGCATGGTTAAAGTATTATTATCCACTTGAGTTCATGTACTCAGTGTTAAAGAATGAAAAGGATAAAGATGCAAGAACTGAATACCTTATTGAGGCAAAAAGAATGGGCATTAGCGTTAAGTTACCTCACATTAACGATTCGGATATCGATTTTAAAATTGAGGGTAAGGGTATTCGGTTTGGGCTCACTGCTATCAAGTTTATATCTGACAAAATTGCAGAAAGATATATTACAGCACGACCATTTAGTTCTTACAAAGAACTTGAAGAGTTTACCTTTACAAAGGGTAATGGAGTAAACTCTAGGGCACTTCAGGCACTGAAGGCTATTGGTGCTGCAACATTTCTAGATAATCCAAGGGATGATAAAGCAATTAAAGAAAATCTTTATGAGTTTTTAAACCTTCCAGAGTTTAATATCACAATACCTTCTCACTACTATGCATTTATTCAGGATATTGTTGACTTTGAAGAAAAGGGATCATATATATTTATGGGTATGGTAAAATCAATTAAACGAGGAACAGGATGGTCACGAGTTGAAATTTTGGACAAGACTGGGTCTGTGGGCATATTTGATGATGAAAATACAACTATTGAGACAGGTCGCTCTTATTTGGTTCTTTGTAATGATAATCGGATTGTATCTTTCATTCCGTCTGAAGAAATAAAAGAGTCATCTCATGCTCTTGTTAAGTTTTTAGGATACAAACAGTTACCATTCAAAGATGATGAAATGTTTGTGGTTTCCTTTAAGCCAAGAGTTACTAAGGCTGGAAAGAAAATGGCGTCACTTACACTGGCAGACACAAAGAGAGATCTTCATTCGATTACAGTGTTTCCAACATCTTTTCCAAAAGCATATATGCATATCGAAGAAGGAAAGTATTACAAGTTTGATTTTGGCAAGACTAAAGACGGAACCGTAACATTGGAGGATGTACATGTCAGTTAGTATAGAAGAAGCATTAGCACAGTTAGACCCTAAGTTAAGAAAAAGATTAGGCAGTGGTGTAGGTATCAACTATGAGTATCAGCCTACACCTAGTTTTGGTTTAAACCGTGCTCTTGGTGGTGGTCTACCATACGGAAGACAAGTGCTTATCTGGGGCTCAAAGTCGTCAGCAAAGTCCTCTATGTGTCTTCAGATGATTGCTCTAGCACAAGCAGAAGGTAAACTGTGTGCCTGGATTGACTCAGAGATGTCATACTCAGAAGACTGGGCTAGAACTTTAGGGGTAGATCCAGAAAAACTAATCTACTCGCAAGCAAGAACCATTAGCGATATGGTAGATGTTGGCGTTGGACTTATGAATGCTGGTGTAGACCTAATCGTGGTAGACTCTATTACATCAATGCTTCCTGCAATCTATTTTGAAAAAGATACAGATGAAATGAAAGCGTTAGAAAATACAAAACAGATTGGAGCAGAATCCCGTGACTTTAGCAACGCATGGAAAATGCTTAATTATGCTAACAACAAAGTTAAGCCTACTCTTCTTGTTCTCATTAGTCAGTCTCGCAATAATATTAACGCTATGTATACTAGCCAGCAGCCTTCTGGTGGTCAGGCTACTAAGTTTTATTCTTCTTGCATCATTAAGTTATTTAGTTCCGAGTCAGACAATCAAGCGATTAAAGGAAAGATTAAGGTAGGAGATAAATTAATTGAAGAAAAAATTGGTAGAACTATTAAGTGGGAACTCCAGTTCTCCAAAACCTCTCCAGGGTTCCAGTCTGGTGAGTATGATTTTTATTTTAGAGGTGACGATATTGGTCTTGACACCATCGGTGATCTGGTTACTACTGCTGAATTAAATGGTATTGTAGAGAGAACAGGTGCTTGGTACATCCTTCCTGACGGTTCAAAAGTCCAGGGTAAAGAAGCATTTGTCAATCGGGTAAGAGAGGATCTTGACTTGCAAGAATCAATTAAGTCTAGGTTAAATGACTAACTACAGCATATACGAAGGAAAGTTTCCTTGTAAGACTTGTAAAAAAGAAGTAAAAACAATGAGAGTTTATATGGAAACTGGCATGGCTTCTTGGATGTGTTCAGATAAACATTTGTCAGAAGTCATGTTATTTAAAAAAGGATATAAAAAGGTAAAAAAAAATGACTGAGAAAAGCGAGAGTAAAAGAATTGGTGCCAAACAGCACAAGAATTCTGGACGCAACACTCAAAAAGGTGATGCCTCTTGGAAAACCTTTGTCGTAGACTTTAAAGAGGTAGGTAAATCTTTTACCTTAAACAAAGATGTTTGGGCAAAGGCTACCACCGATGCTATGAAGAATGGCAAAGACCCAGCCATCGTTGTCGTGATAGGCGAGGGTAACTCTAAAGTCAGACTTGCTATAATTGAAATGAGCATACTAGAAGATATGATGGAGGAATAATGGAACAGCAACAGACAACAATAGAGATGGTAAATGGTTTGGCAGAAATAGCAGACTATATGCAGGATGAGGAGTTGACTACAGCCCTTACCTTTATAGCCAAGATCATTATCAAACCAGACATACCACTTAATGTGGCAACAGTTGAAATAGTTCGCTTACAGGCAATCGCTGCAAAGATGTCATTAAAGGCTACATGGATGGCCAATGTTGACAAATCTGACAGGGGAAAGAAGAATCTTTACTATACTGCAGCGGAGTCAATTAACAATCTTGTATCTGCCCTAAAGTATATAATCCGATAATCTGCTATACTTATAGTACTAGAAACGAGATATAATGACAAAAAATTTACTACATACAGTTATGATAAAGCCAGAAGAAAAGCCAGTCCACTCGATGGATGTTGCTGCCCTTGTTGAAAAAATCAGAGAGGGCTATACTATTAACAGAGTAGATAAGCATACAGTCAAAAAGACTTTTGCCCCTTCTACCATTGCCTACGGTCATGGAGAGTGTGCCAGATATTGGTACCTTGCTTTTGATGGACAAACATTTGAAGACAATGCCGATGCATACGCTGCAGCAAATATGACTGCTGGAACATTGTCTCATGCAAGAATTCAGAGTGCAATGATGAACTCTGGAGTTGCAAAAGTATATCGTAATGATGAAAATGAAGCAACAACAGAGTTTAAGATCAGACATGACGACCCACCTATCTTTGGATATGGCGATGTTATGCTTGATTGGCAGGGAGAAGAACTCATTGGTGAAATTAAAACAATGATGAATGAAGGGTTTGAATATAGAAAGGCAGCAGGTAAAGCCAAGACTGGCCACCTAATGCAATTACTTATCTATATGAAAATCTTAAAACGGCCAAAGGGTGTTATGATTTATGAAAACAAAAATAATCATGAACTTCTTTTGATTCCCGTAGATGTAAACGATCATTACCGTCGGTGGGTAGACCAGGCATTTGATTGGATGAGGACAGTTCGAAAGGCATGGGAAAATAAAACTTTACCAGTCAAGAACTATAGGTCCAACTCTAAGATATGCAAGTCATGCCCAATTAGAAAAGCATGTGAGTCTGCAGGACAAGGTGTAATAAAGATTGCACCCCTGGAGATTCTAAGTGAGACATTGTAACTTTTGCGATAAACAATTTTCTCAGTCTGTATCTTACCAGATATATTGCTCTCCCGAATGCAGAGAACTTGCAACAAAAGAAAAAATTGCTGCAAGGTATATGCAATCAAAGAGAATGAAAAGAAAAGGAAAGACAAGGTTGTGCAAATCTTGCTCTATGCCACTGTCGATATACAATGATTTTGCAGTATGCTCATCTTGTTCGGTAAATCCAGAAGCAGTAGTCAAAGCAATTAAAAAGATTAAGGACAAAACAAATGGTAAAAAATAAGTGGGGTCTAGAAATAAAGCCAGAGACTATTTGTGCCATTGACGCTAGTACTAATAGTCTTGCTTTTGCATTATTTTCTGGAGACGATCTTGACTCTATAGGAAAAATATATTTTGAAGGAAACAATGTATACGAAAAGGTTATGGATGCTGGTAAAAAGGTAAAAGCATTTTTTGATATTTACGGTGGGTTTGAGGCAATTGTAATTGAGCACACCGTGTTTATGAATAGCCCAAAGACTGCTGCAGATCTTGCATTGGTGCAGGGAGCAATACTTGGATCAGCAGGGCAAACTGGTACAAAGGTTATAGGAAAAGTTTCTCCCATTACTTGGCAAAATTTTATAGGTAATAAAAAAATATCTAAGGATGAACAGTTGTTTATTCGTTCACAAATACCTGGAAAGTCTGAGTCTTACTATAAAGCGCATGAGCGTATGCTTAGAAAAGAAAGAACTATAAAGTTTATTAATACAATCTATGATAGAACTATTACTGATAATGATGTCGCAGATGCGTGTGGCATTGGTCATTGGGCTATAAAAAACTGGGGTAAAGCAATTGGAGTTGACAAATAACATCATGGCTGCTAAACTATATACATCACAAGTTTTTATGCGTAAGCGTTATCTTATGGACAAAAAGACTCCAGAAGAGATTGCAAAGGAGTGTGGGGTAAGCGTGGAAACTATTTATGTGTATCTTGCAAAATTTGGATTAAGGAAGTCTAAACGATGAGTAAAACAAAAAAGATTATTTTAGCAATTACCGTGGCTAGTTCAGTAGGCATAGCCTATGTTGTTAATTCCTTTAAAAACTTTCCAGATATTTTTGACTTAAGTGACGAGGAGGACGAAGATGAGTTCTGAGACACAGTTTACCATTGCTCAAGTTTGTGATGAGATTAAAGAGATGCTGATTGCAAAAAATAAATCTTATGGAGATTCTGCTCTCAATCCTGTTAGAGTTTTTGCTACATCAGACAGTGTAGAGCAACTGCATGTTCGCATTGATGACAAACTTTCTAGAATAACTAGAGGTGGATCTTATGTTGGCGATAATGATTTAGATGACCTAATCGGTTATCTCATACTGCTAAAAATAGCAAGGGAATTAAACAATGTCAACTGAAGATGATCTAGTTAAACATCTTGATCAAGTTAATCAAGTAGTAGAAGAATACCTAAAGGGCAATGACCCTACAGTAATTTCAAAGCAACTGGACATACCAAGAACCAAAGTCGTAACCCTTATTAATGAATGGAAGGTCATGGCATCTGCCAACGACGCTATTCGTGCTCGTGCTAAAGAAGCACTTGCTGCTGCAGATACACACTATAGCAAACTTGTATCTCGCACATACGAAGTTATTGATGAGGCATCAATGACTAATAATCTTAGTGCAAAGACTGCTGCAATTAAACTTGTAATGGACATTGAGTCTAAAAGAATTGACATGCTACAAAAGGCTGGCCTTCTTGAGAACAAAGAACTTGCTGAAGAAATGATAGAGATTGAAAGAAGGCAAGAAGTTCTTGTGGGAATTCTTAGAGACATAGCGTCAGAACATCCTGAAGTAAGAGATATTATTATGCAGCGACTATCTGCTATTGCAAAGCAAAACGAAGTAGTAACGATTGTATCTGAATCAATTAGTGAGCAGTAATGTCAGACTTTGATGATTTTTTAGAAGTTCTTAAAAGCAATCACTTTGAAGAAACCCCAGTAAACGCAAAGACATTTGTTGAGTCTCCAGACTATCTTGGTCAGCCACCACTTTCAGATATTCAATATGACATTGTTGAGGCCATGAGCCAGATATATCGTAAAGAAGATTTGATAGACATAATGGGGCAAGAAGAAGGAACTCGTTATTATGAAAAATACACAAAGAATGAAATCATTCTGCAACTTGGCAAGGGATCTGGAAAAGACTTTACATCAACCGTAGCATGTTCATATATAGTATATAAACTATTGTGCCTTAAAGACCCTGCAAAGTATTTTGGTAAGCCCTCTGGAGATGCTATAGACCTTATCAATGTTGCTATTAACGCACAACAAGCAAAAAATGTTTTCTTTAAAGGTTTTAAATCTAAGATTGAAAAGTCCCCTTGGTTTGCTGGAAAGTATAATGCTAAGGCAGACTCAGTTGAGTTTGATAAATCAATTACTGTTTACTCTGGTCACTCAGAGCGTGAGTCACATGAGGGTTTGAACTTGTTACTTGCAGTGCTTGATGAGATTTCTGGTTTTGCATCTGAGGTTGGAACTGGAAATGAACAAGGAAAGACTGCAGACAACATCTACAAGGCTTTCCGTGGATCAGTAGATTCTCGTTTCCCAGACCTTGGAAAGGTTGTTTTACTTTCGTTCCCAAGATTTCCAGGCGACTTTATTTCAGAAAAGTATGATGCAGTGATTGCTGAAAAAGAATCAGTTGAAAAAACACACGAATTTATAATTAATCCATTACTTCCAGACACGGACCCAGATAATAAGTTTCAAATTTCGTGGGATGAAGATCATATAATCTCATACAAGTATCCAGGAGTGTTTGCACTAAAGAGACCTACATGGGAAGTAAATCCTACTCGCAAGATTGATGACTTTATGATTGCATTTATGACAGACCTTGGAGATGCAATGATGCGCTTTGCATGCGTACCAACTTTTGCTTCTGATGCATTTTTTAAGCAGGCAGAAAAAGTAAGAGCCTGTATGACATTAAGAAACCCAATAGATAACTTTAAAAGATTTGACGAATCATTTAAGCCAGACCCTACTAAAAAATATTATGTTCATGCTGACCTTGCACAAAAACATGATAAGTGTGCGGTAGCAATTGCACACGTAGAAAAATGGGTAAACATACAAGTCATTAATAACTATGAGCAGGTAGCACCTATTGTAGTAGTAGATGCAGTAGCATGGTGGGAGCCAAAGGTGGAAGGCCCAGTTAATCTCTCTGAGGTTAAACAATGGATCCAGAACCTCAGAAGGATAGGGTTTGATGTTGGAATGGTTTCCTTTGACCGTTGGCAATCATTTGATATTCAAAATGAATTAAAGCAGGTTGGAATGAGAACTGATACTGTTTCTGTTGCTAAGAAGCACTACGAAGATATGGCTATGCTTGTCTATGAGGAAAGGCTTGCCATGCCAGCCATAGATTTATTATTTGATGAACTAACCCAATTAAAGATTATGAGAAATGATAAAGTTGACCACCCCCGCAAAAAGTCAAAGGACTTGGCTGATGCTGTGTGTGGAGCAATATTTGGGGCAATATCACATACCCCAAAAAATACAGACACTGAGGTAGAGGTTCATACTTTTAGGGATAGACCTAAGCGAGTTGACGAACTACCTGAGAACGTGATACAATATAAACCTAGCCAGATAGAAGAAATAAAAGACTACCTGGACAGACTAAAAACACTATAAAACAAGGAGAAATAAATTAAATGAACTCATTTAAGAAAATCGCACTAGCCATGGTTGCAGCCATGACTTTGGGCACAATCGTAGCAACACCTGCAAGTGCTGCTGTAATGACAGTTGCTGTAGATCTTGCTGGAACGGCTAACACAACCGCTTCTTCAATTGCTACACCTGCTGCATTGCCAGTCCCTGCAGACAACACAGTTGACGCTGCAGACGCACTTAAGTTCGTCGCAACTGTTGACACAGGAACAGTAGTTTCTGTAGTAGCAACAAATGCAACAATCGTGTCTGCACTACACACAACCGCTGCACCAGTAGGAGCAACATCAGGATCTTCATCTTTGACAATTGCAACTGGTACAGGAACAACAGCAACGTTTTATGTATATACTAAAACGACAGCAATTGGAACAGTTGTTATAACAAACCAAGGTACAACACTCACCTACTATGTACAGGGAACTGCTGGTAAGATTAATACTCTTACAGTATCTGCCCCTGCTTCAGGTGCTGCTGGTACAAAGCAAGACATCTCAGTAACTGCAACAGACACATTTGGTAACAAGGTATCTGCTAAGTCAATTACTGCAACAGTATTTGCTGCTACAGCAACACTAGACACAGCAACAGCAACAACTGGTGCTACACTTTCAGATTTTGGAGTTGCAAAGTTTGTTGCAACACTTCCAGCAACTGGAACACGCTCATTAATTACATTCAGCCCAACAACTGCTGGAGATGCAACAACTGCTGACGTAGTTGGTCTACCTGCTCGTGCACTTGCACCGTTTGCAGAAATCACAGTTCGTGATCTAGTATCAGAACTTGCTGCACAGACTGCTGCTAAGGATGCAGCACTTGCTGCAAAGGCTGCTTCAGATGCTGCACTTGTTAAGGCAACAGCAGAGCACACTGCTCTAATTGCTGCTAAGAATGCAGAACTTGCAAAGTTCAAGGACGACACAACAACAGCAGTTGCTCAGGCAAAGGCTGCTTCAGATAAGGCACTTGCAGATGCAAAGGCTGCTTCAGATGCAGTTATCCTTGCTAAGGATGCAACTATCGCTAAGTTAACAGCAGATAATGCTGCTGCACTTGCTTCTTTGAAGAAGTCATTCAATGCACTTGCTAAGAAGTGGAATACAAAGAATCCAAAGGCTAAGGTTGCTTACGTCAAGTAATTAGTCCAACATTAAAGGGGTTGCCAATTACGGTAGCCCCTTTTTTGTGCAATAAAATGGTATAATCATCCTATCAGACATGTCGTCTGCAAGGGGGAAAGGTAATTAAACGACTACTAAGAATAGTAACAGCCACAGTTCTAGCCTTTGGCTGGCTACTTATAGCCCCCCAGGAAGCCCACTCTGATGATCCACTCACAGTAGCAGCCCAAGAAATACAGGAACTTAACGATAGCGTAGACGATCTTGGCTACAAGGATGAATTTATAGATCTTATAGAGATAGCAGAAAATAAGTTTGCCTCAGCCACAAATGCGAAGGAACTTAAAGATGATGCCTATGATGCCCACGAAGATGCAGTAGAAGCAGAAGCCACAGCCTTAGAAGCAAAGAACCTTGCCCAATCAAATGTGGATGGGCAGACAGCCACAGTAGCCTTGGCCCTTGAACATAAAAACAATGCTCTTGAAGAAAGAAACGATGCACAGGATGCTCTCAGCATAGCCAATATTAATGTTCAAACCACACAATCTAATATGCAGAGTGCTGGAGGAACAGGTTTGGCATACACTGTTTATACTCTTGTTAGGCAGGGTAATGTTGCTACCCCAGGATCTGTTCTTTGTTCTGGCACCTGGAACTCAAACTCTATGCAACTTCCAGTGTGCGGAAATAGATATGAAAACTTTATAGTTAAATTTACTGGACAGATAACAGTCCCTTCATGGTTTACACAAACCTACTTTGCAGGATATACGGATGATGGTTTTAGAATGTATGTTGACGGGCAACTTGCTGTTGATAACTGGGTAGAGCAAGGGACAACTTGGAGCGATTACTCTCCCGTATATGATGTTAGTGAAGACAAAACTTTAGATGTAGAAATATGGTGGTACAACGGAGGAGGCCCTGGATCCTACCTTCTTGGCTGGGGAATCCCTGGAGGATGGACTGGTGCAGGTTGTGACTATGCTGGAAATCCAAGAGTATGGGGACAAAATTTTAGTTGTAATCTTAATACATTTTCTTCTGGATCAGGACCAACTCAATCACAAATAAATGCTTACAATGATGCTGTTGCAGCACAGGCTATAGCACAAACAAACTATAACAATAAATTGGCAGTATACAATGACAAACTAAGCGTATACAACTCTGAAAATTCAACACTGTCATCAATGAACCAGGTATTGCAAACCAAAACACAGGAACATCTTGATGCCGTTGCAGATACAGAAGATGCTTTAGAATTGAAAAATAGCAGAATAGAAATATATAATCAGTCAATAATTGATTTAAATAATGCTATTAGTGATGCATGGGAATATTACTACGAACAATCACAGAGAGAACTTAATGCTGCTATTGCTCAAGCAGCAGCCAATGCTGCAGCCAATCAGCCGACCCCAGAACCCACACCAGAACCTTCTCCAGAACCAACTGAAGAGCCAACAGATGAACCAACTCCAGAGCCTTCACCAGACCCTACAGATGAGCCAACTGAAGAACCTACACCAGAGCCATCTCCAGAGCCTACAGTAGACCCTACAGATGAGCCTACACCTGAACCTACCCCAGAGGTTACACCAGATCCAGAACCAACTGAGGAGCCAGTCGTAGACCCAACAGAAGAGCCAACTCCTGAACCACAACCAGAACCAACCCCAGAACCAGAACCAACAAATAATCCTGAAATAGAAGATGAAGAGTTGGTTGAACTTATTCCTGAAAAGGGTACAGGAACAGCAGAAGATTTATCTGGAGTTATTGCAAACCTTACAAGCAAAGATAATAAGTTAGTTGTTTTATCACCTGAGCAAGTAGCAGCAGTTAGCCAAACACTGAAGGCTTTGACTCAGGAAGCAAAGGCAGAGGTAGCACAAGATTTAGGTATCAAGTCATCAGAAGTTGAAAAGATTGCAGAGGCAATGAAATCTGACCCTGCCATTGCTACAGCGTTTGTAGAGTTTGAAAGCAGAGCAGCAGAAGCGGGGGATTCAGCAATGCCATTCACATTGGCAGACGCTATTACTGAAGTACAGACAGAAGCATTTTTGGCAGACCCACTTGGAACATTAACAGATATAGACTTTGATAAATTATTAAGCCCTACAGATTGGGGTAAAGATATGACAGATGACCAAAGAGAGAAGGTTCAAGAGGTGGTCATTCCTGTTATTTTGGTAGGAAATATTGTTAGTTCAGTTATGTCACTAAGGAGGTTATAATATGAACATGATTAAGAAGATAGTTAAAGGACTCTTTAAGTGGTTTAAGGCTGCTGTAATTGAGAGTATTGCCCAGATATTTACCATCCTTGGCTTCTTTATTGCTTGGCTTACCCTTACAGGTACCGCCCAGCAGGTAGTGGGGGTAGCCACATTAATATCAATTGCCCTGTGGCTTATTACCATCCCGCTTCGTGAAGATAAAGAATAGTTGGTATAATACAAGTATGAAGATCCGTAATATTTTTTTATCGTGTATACTTGTATTAGGCCTTGGTGGCTGCGGGTATGACGGTCACTATCGCTATCCTTGCCAGGATCCAGTAAACTGGGAAAAGGCAGAATGTAAGCCACCACTTTGTGAGGCTACAGGAACTTGTACAAAAGACTTGATAGGAAAACAGGATGAGTAAGCAAAGATTAACACCGCAGGATCTTGATGCACGACTAAAGTTTATTCTTGGTTGTACACTTGGAGCAATTTTATTATTTACAGCGTTAGGTATTTTATACGCACTTATATTCGTAACACAACCAATTGGAGCACAATCAGAAAATGATAAAATGTTTTTCAATGTGCTTGGTTCAGTTGCTACATTTATCACAGGAACACTTGCAGGACTATTAATTGGTCAAAGTGGTGCTAAAGATATTATGCAAGCACAGATAGATAATAAAAAAGTAGATTCAGAAGTTAGAATGGCAGAAGATAAACTTGATGCAGAGTTAGATGAAGTAAGAGCAAGACTTGCTGCCAAACCAGACGGTGCAATGCCAGCAGAGCAACCAGTAGATACTAATTGGGATAAGGAGTAAGCAATGGCACAAGATGATTTTCCAGTACCAGCAGCAACAGAGAAGGCTCCACAAGGAACTGCTGCTCGTCTTATTCAAGTTGCTAAATCTCAGGTAGGCTATATAGAAGGTCCAAAAGATAACGAAACTAAGTACGGTGCTTTTATGAAAGCAAATTTCCAACCATGGTGCGGAAGTTTCGTAAACTGGTGTGGGTCAGAATCTGGCGTAAAGATTCCTAATACTGTCTACACTCCAAGTGGTGCACAGGCTTTTAAGAAGGCTAACTCATGGATTGATGGAGATTTAGCAGATCCAGAGCCAGGAGATATCGCCTATTTTGATTTCCCATCAGATGGCGTCGATAGAATTTCTCACGTAGGAATTGTTATTGAAGATAACGAAGATGGAACTGTATGGTGTATTGAAGGAAACACTTCTTCAAAGAAATCAGGAAGCCAAAGAAATGGTGGAGAAGCCTGTAAGCAACTTCGTGCTTTTAAGAAAAATAAAGCAGGAGTTCAAGTTTCTATCGTAGGGTTTGGTCGTCCTAAGTTTGGCGGTAAAGCAGCAGCAAAATCCACTACAAAATCTGAGCCTAATAAGACTGTTAAGAATACTAAAACATGCTCAGAATGTGGCCAAACAATCAAGTAATTGACACATTTTTACTTTAATGCTATACTGAATAGTAAATATAGGAAGGCATATCATGACTTGTATTGCTGTTGTACGTCACGAAGATAAAGTCTATATGGCTGGAGATCGTGGAGCATCAGATGATGGCACTATTCTAGCACTTGAGGCACCAAAAGTTTGGAAGATAGGTCCGTACCTTATTGGATATGCTGGATCAATGGACGGAGAAAGAATCCGTTACAACTTTAAACCAACTGCTCCAAACATTAAAGACACAGATAAGTTTATGCAGACTAGATTTATTAAAGAACTAAAAGAATTTTATAATGAGTTCTGGGTTGATACATCTAAAGATGGAGACCTTGGTTTGATTATTGCTATTCGTGGTGAGATATATGAGCATAGTTCTGCAGATATGTCTTTATCTAAATATACACTTCCATACCTTGCTATGGGTTCTGGTGCAGAGTATGCTTACGGTGTCTTGTATGCAACAGATAAACAAAAAAATGCAAGAAATCGTGTGCATTCTGCTGTAAGCGCAGCAATAAAATTTTCTCCATCCTGTATGGGGCCTATTGACATAGTAAGCATTTAAGGATATACTAGAGGTATGAATCATATGGGTATGGAAGATCTTTCTCCAGAGGAGCAAGAGTTTGGTATCTGGTTACAGAACGGCATTGAGAGAGGCTGGATTAGTGACCCTTATTGCCACACGCATGACGGTGGCTATCAGTATATGAGTCAAGAAGAAGTAGAAGAATGGGAAGCAGGAGGCGACCCATGCGAACACGTAATAAGAATATTCATTTAACAGAAAGGTAATACAATGAAAAAACTACTAACAACACTACTATCACTAACCATTGCTTTGGTACCACTACAGGTGGCACAGGCAAACGATCAAAAGGTTCTTGCCATTATTGATACTACTATTGATTCTAGCAAGATTCCATCAGTTATCTATGAAGCATGTTTTGCACAGTCTGGGGCTAATACATCTTGCCCTAATGGATCTGGATTTATGGAGGGTAAAGGGTCTGCAAACTTACAAATAGTTCCAGCAAAAGGATCATTAAATAATTTTAGTCATGGTACAACTATGACACAAACAGCACTTCTTACTAGTCCAGAGGTTAAGATTGTTTTTGTAAGAATTGCCCATATCACACCGAATGGATCTATGGGAGTTAGCAACCCAGAATCTATTTCAAAGGCAGTAGACTGGGTGTCTAAGAATGCTTCAAAGTATAGTATTGATGCGGTATCAATTAGTCAATCCTTTACTACCGCAACCAACCTATTACGATGTACAAATGATACAACTATCATTAATGCAGTATCCTCACTAAACAATCAGTCAGTTCCAGTTTTTGCTTCTACAGGAAACGATAGACTAACTAATAGAGTTGGCTTCCCATCTTGTGTTAATGGCGTAATTGGAGTTGGTGCTTTGGCCTGGTCAAAAAATACTAAGTTGCCAACAGACTATACAATTATGAGTCCTGTAACTAATAGAGGTCCTGGGCTAGATGTTGTTGCACAAGGAGAACAACAAATTGGATCGGTACAGCATACTGGTACATCTATTGCAAGTGTTATTGCAGCATCTTTATATGTAAATAAAAATACAGATAGAAATGTTAATAATTTTATTGGTACTTTTTCAAAGGTGCTAACATATCCATACATTTCTAAGTAATAGTATAATAGTCCTAGGCAAGACTAAAAACTGCCTACAATAAAAATAGGAGAAAATAATGGAATCAAAAAAGAAAAGTTTGCTAAAAACAATTAGTTGGCCATTTGTGCATTTTACTTTTGTTTCTGGAATAATTTATTTCGTTCTAAAGTATTACACTGGGGAAGCAGAATGGGAATATGTAGGTCTGTATGGACTATCATACCTAACGCTAGAAATGACTTTTTTCTATCTTCATGAAAGAATTTGGGCAAGGTTTGGCAAGAAGGTTAAGTAATGCGTATTAAAATTATTAGATTTATTGTTAAGGCATTAGGGTATGAACTGAGCAACGCTCCAAGAGGGATTCAAACCTGGCAATTAAGAAAGAAGAAGTAATGCCTTCATATGAATATGACTGTATGCCTTGTGCAAAACGGTATATTAAAGAAAGATCTATAAAGGAAAGCGACCCAGGGTACACCTGCGAAACTTGCAATGCTACCCTGGTTCGTGTATACTCTAATGTAGGAGTTACATTCAACGGCTCTGGTTTTTATCAAACTGATAATAGAAAGGTATAATATGTTTAGTATGCTCAAGAATAAGGAAGAAGAGAAGGTATGGCTTCTTGATGCCAATGATCGCTGTGACAGATGTGCTGCTCAGGCGTATGTTAAGGTTGTTGGTAAGTCTGGGTCGTCCCTTTTGTTCTGCGGACATCACTACAATAAGGCAATGGATAATGCAATTGGATATGACAATATGATGAAGTTTGCCTTAGAAATTCTTGATGAACGAGATAGACTAATCGAAAATAGATCAGAAAATTAATTAGAGGATAACAATGAATATCTTGGGTAAAGATTACGAAAAGGTGCTCTATGTTCACATACCTAAAACTGCTGGGTCGTCTATCACTAAAGTATTGCAGGACAATAATTTAGATAATTGGATAAGAGCATATCCAAGGCACCACGATCCATATTTTTATTTAGCACAGGCAAACAATGTTGATGATAAGGTATTTTCATTTTCTACCATACGAAATCCTTATACTCGTACATATAGTTCTTTGCATCAATATAATAGAGCAAACAAAACTAATCTATCATTTATGGAATATCTTAATAATATATTAGAAAAGAGAATATCCAAGATCAGCCCTTTGATACATCTGCCACAAGCGTGGTATGTAACAGATTCAAATAATAATATATTAGTAACAAAGTTATATAGGTTTGAAAATATTAAAGAGTTAGAGCAAGATCTTAACTGGGAGATAGGCTCATACCATATAGGAAATTACACTAAAGATATGTATATAGAAGCATATACAGATGTTGCAATAGATATTGTAAAAAAGTTTTATGCAATAGACTTTTCTCTATTTGGATATTCTACCAACTTCGAAGAGACATTGGAGCAAAGATGAGAAAGTCAGAAGAAGATTTTAATGTAAAAAAGCATGCCGAATATGATGTTTCAGAATTGCATGATTATGTAAATAATTTTTCAGATGAGTGGTTGCTGGACACAAGCAGACAAAATAGACCAAATACGCCACACACACAAACTAACACATACTATATTTATACTAGCAGTATTCACTGGAAGCATATGGAAAAGTTCGTCACTAATAAAATATCTCAAGACGAAAAACTACTACAACTAGTAGAGCCAATAGTCAAAGATTTAGAAAGAATACATAATGGTGTTCGTGGCAATGTGCTTTTAATTAAACTTAAGGCAAAAGAAGATGTTGCTATGCATGAGGATACTGGGGATTACTTGATGATGTCCCGCAGAAACCATGTGCCAATCATTACTACTGGAGATGTAGTATTTGGAGTTGGATCTGAACGCATTAGTATGAAAACTGGCGAATGTTGGGAAATAAATAATTACAGATTTCACTGGGTAGATAACAACAGTGAAATAGATAGAGTTCATTTATTGATAGACATCATGCCATACGAGATCATAGGAGATAATCATGTACGAATATAGAGTAAAAAAGTTAACTAATGTAGTAGACGGAGATACAATTGATGTCGAGATCGACCTTGGTTTTAATGTGTCGTATGCACAAAGAGTTCGTTTGGCTGGTATAGATACTCCAGAATCAAGAACTACAGATAAGGCTGAAAAAGTATTGGGTCTTGAATCTAAAGAGTACTTGAAATCAAAGTTAAAAGATGCTAAACTTATAGTAATTAAAACAGAAAAGCCAGACTCTTCTGAGAAGTATGGTCGTATTTTAGGGTGGTTATATGTTGATGGAAATACTATTTCTGTTAACGATCAGATGATTGAGGACGGATATGCGTGGGGTTATCTTGGAGATACCAAGGTAAAAGATTTTTCTGCTCTTGCCAAGCAAAGAGAAATTACAAAAAAGAAAGCAAAATAAATGGATGCTAGAACTAATGCTTTAGTAGAGCATTTGGTTTTACAGGGCGGTATCGAAATCGAAGATATTGATATTGAAACTGGTGAAACATACTACACTATAACCGATAAGTTAAAAGATATGGCTCCAGAGTTATACAAGGAATTAGATGATCAGTTTAAACATCATCTTTTTGTTCTTGGTAAGCGTGGTCCAGAGTCAATGGTTTGGAGAATAAGGGGTTAAAATGGAGATAGAAGATTTAATTTTAAGTGGTGCAATAGAGCCAGCAGGGGTAGATCCTGAGACTGGTGAAATGCTATATAATTTTACGGATAAGTTAAAAGATGTTAGCCCTCTTTTACATCAAGAGGTAAATAATGCTTTTAATTCTCATGTTATGAGACTGTGGGAGTTAGGAATGGTGAGCATGGACGTTACTGCTAAAAATCCACTGGTTCAGTTAACAGAAAAATCTTTTGATCCTGATTTAATATCTCAGTTAAATGATGAAGAACTTTATACGTTAAAGGAAATTAAGAGAAACTTATTAAGACAGTAGTATAATTGTCCTGGTGATACAATGGAATATATTATAGGATTTTTATCTGCTATTGTTTTTGTATATTTTCTTGTCCGTATTCAAAATAAATATGATGTACTAAGGGTAAGGCTAAAATTTTCTAAGGCTACTCAGAGTAGGAACCATTATTTATTTGAAAGGGATGTTGATGTTGTACAGAAAAAGAAAAAAGAAGTAAATAGGCAATCTGCAAAACATGATAAAAATGTCAATATCAGGGTAATAATCATGGACAATCAGGCCTATTGGATTAAAGATAATGTTTTTTATACTGCAGAACTTAACCATGGTATTGTTGATAAGGAAACTACAAAAGAAGTTGACACAATGACCATGAATAAGGTACAATTAGATAAAATGATATTCATCATTGATAGATTAAGAGAAGAGGCTTTTGATGATCGTTGGGGTTCAGGGTACTAGTGGTTTTAGTGACTACCAAGTTTTTCTTCGTGCCGTAGGCGTTGCTTTATCAAGTATGGCCGAAGATGACGAATACTTTTATATATACACTGCTGGTCCAGCAAATGTAAATAAGATGGTTATGGAGTTTGTAAATGTTTCTGAAAAAGGAATGAAGTCCCGTGGTAAAAAAATTAAAATGTTTAAGGTAGCACCACAGTGGATGTCAGAAAATATTTTAGATATTAATTATTTTGTATTTTTATCAAAGCCAAAAGAAAATGCATCAAAGTTAGTAGCACAAGCACAATTAAATAATATCGAAGTCGGAATATTTCAATACTAGGAGAAAAATGATAGTAAAAGAATTAGAGCAAATGGAAAAAATTGTATCCAAAAATAGGAATTTGTTTTGGGATGGATGGACTGTAGTTAGTATATATAAATCTGATAAGGCTAAAACATCAAAGAGCGGAATGTATGTAAATGGTAACTGGTGTATGTCAAAAAGATTTGAGCCGAATAGGAATGGTTGGGATATTCCAGAAAGGCTAGTGCTGGGGTATGCACAAACTTAAATGGAAAGACGATGCTTCTTGTTTAGATTATGATACAAATTTATTTTTTGAGAAATACGAAGAAGAAGAGTTATTAAGACCAGCAATTGATGCCTTGTGCATTGAGTGTCCAGTAATACAAACATGCTTTGCTGTAGGTGTATCAAGCAAAGAATACGGTGTTTGGGGCGGTATTTATTTGGAAGCAGGAGCAATCTCAAAAGAGTTTAATAGCCATAAAACAGAAAGTGATTGGGGCAATACATGGAAGCACCTTACCACTGAAGAAGACTACAAATGAATAACAAAGAGTATTTAGATTTTATAAGAAAAAAGAATAAAGAAATCTTATCAAAATGTTATTATTGTGATGGTTTTGCCATAACTATAATTGCTGATGGTTATGCCATTAAGCCTGTCTGCAAAGAGCATGATAGTCGATCATTTGATATAATGGAAGAAGACATTAACACAATATTCGAGAAACAGAGGGACTTTGAATGATTATTCAGATTATAGGTCTTCCAGGATCAGGAAAGACTGAACTGGCAAAGGCACTAAAGGAACGCATTAATGCTATTCATCTAAATGCAGATGAGGTTCGTGCTACAGTAAACTCAGACCTTGGCTTTAGTCATGAAGATAGAATTGAACAGGCAAGAAGAATGGGTGAGATGGCTCGTCTTATTGCAAAGCAGGGGGTCGCTCCAGTAATTGTTGACTTTGTTTGTCCTACAGAATTAACTCGTGCAGCATTTGGAAAGCCAGATATTTTAATTTATATGGAAACAATTGAAGAGGGTAGGTTTGAAGATACTAACAAGATGTTTGAAACCCCAACCAATTTTGATATGGCTTTTATTAGTCACGAGTGGGATCCAAACGAAAAGGCAACAGAGATAATCAAACAATTTAATTTGCATGACTGGTCTGCACCTACAACATTGATGCTTGGCAGGTACCAGCCTTGGCATGAAGGCCACCACGCTCTATACAAAGAGGCGGGTAAAAGAACAGATCAGGTACTTCTTGGAGTACGTAATACATACAATACAAGTGAGAAAGATCCACTTAAGTTTGATCAGGTAAAAGAATATATTGCCAAGGACGACTTTATGGATGGGGCATTAGTATTAAGACTACCTAACATTACCAACATTGTATATGGCCGTGATGTAGGATATAAGATTGAGCAAGTAGATTTGGGGGCAGACATTCATGCTATATCGGCTACGCAAAAGCGTAAAGAGATGGGTATCTAAGGTTTGGAAAGTAATTAGTAAAGGCCCTGACAATATGGAGTGGCCAGCATGAATGTATCCAAACAAAGATCAGCACTAAAGGCCATTACATGGCGTATAATTGGAACAGCAGATACATTTGCTATTGCTTGGCTTATAACCAAAGAGCCAGTTACAGCAGGTGCAATCGCAAGTTTCGAGGTAGTTACAAAAACAATCCTTTATTACTTCCATGAGCGTGGTTGGAATAAAGTTAAATGGGGTAGAAAATAATGTATACAGATTCTATGCGTAGAGCATTTAAGTCCTTAGATCATTTTTGCCCTAAAGGCTTTAGTTTAGAGTTAGTGGATAATGATAGTTTTATTACTGTTCGTGCATCAGAAAAATCTTTTATGTCACTATTTGACGAAGATAAGCGTCGTGCTGTAGAATATATGATAAGAGTCAAAAAGGCACTTGAGGATAATGGAGCAATTGTCCTATTAGTTCGTGAAGGCGGTAAAGAATAATGCAAACATTTTTACCATCAGCAAATGCAGCAACCTCTGCTCGGTTTCTTGATAGCAAGCGTTTAAACAAGCAAATACTTGAGTGTTACCAAATACTTAATGTCTTGTCTGGTAAGTCTAAGGGTGGTGGCTGGCGAAATCATCCAGCAGTTCTTATGTGGAAAGGCTATGAGCGTGGCTTATGGCAGTATGTTCAGGCTATGATTCGTGAGGCTAAGTTGCGAGGTATTCGTACAGAAAACAATGAAGCCAATCTCAATACTTTAAAAGACTTGTGTTGGGATATTTGGGGAGATAATCCTCCATCTTTTTGGAATGATAAAACTAAACTTATGCGTGTAGTAACAACACACAAGGCAAGTCTATTTGATAAAGATCCTATATTCTATTCAAGGTTTGGTTATGCAAAGCATAGCATTTACAACAGTCCATGCTGCTCTAAGTGCAAGTATTATTGGGTAACACATGAGGGTAGAAATGCTTGAGTTTGCTATATTTTTAATTTTTTTTACTCTAATAACTATACTATCAATAATCATTGTAAGATTAAAAAATGTAAACTTGCAATTAGTTATTGCAATAGATCAGGCAATTGCAGATATTGAAGTTTTGAGTTTGCGATCTAATGAAACGCCTACTGAAAAAGAACACCTTTTGTCATTTTTAAATGAAACTCGTGACATTGCATACAAATATATAGAGGAGGTTCATACTGCTTTATTAGAATATAAAGAAGAAATTGAGTATGACTTAAATAATCCAAGTGAACTATCTATACATAGACTTAAAAATGCTTTTAAAAAGTTAGAAAAAATATATCCAAAGGACATTCCAAATGATTAATGCAAGAGGAATACCTACAGCAAACTGCCCTGAATGTGGATGCGATCTTTTAAAGGTTAATGTAAAAATTGATCCAATAGATTATGAGATAGGGCTATATACATTGGACGGTGAGTGTGCTAAATGTGGTGCCCTGGTTACTGTTGCCACCCCACTTGACCATCCTGATTTTCAAAAAGGAGAAAAATGAAAGAGATTATATTCTCAGTTTTAACTGGTTTTGGCTGCGGTTTGGTGTTTGCAATCTTTAAACTACCAGTTCCAGCCCCACCAGTGTTTGCTGGAGTTGCTGGTATAATTGGACTATGGCTCGGATACGATGTCATAACAAGGTTCATATCCTAGGAGGAATAAAATGAAACTTAAAGAAAAACAAAAGAAAATGCTAGAGACTTATGTTGCATCATTTGGTGTTGCTGTAGCACAGTCATATCAGGCTAACAGCGATCTTGGAATAGATGGCTTACTAATTGCAGGTTTAATTGCAGTAGTAGGACCAGCGATAAGAGCGATCAATCCAAAAGATCCTGCGTTTGGTTGGGTAGCAAATGTGGCTGATGCAGAACTTAAGAAGTTGGCTAAGAAGGCTGAAACAAAGAAGAAGGCTCCTGCAAAGAAGTCTGGCGGTGGCGGTAAGCCATCACAAATGGCATAATAGCCTTATAAAAGGAATAGGGATGGGTTGTTGACATCCCTATTTCTAATAAAAGTAAAAGGATAAAGCGTGATAATTAAATATTATTTTTATAAAATTTTTAAAAAAATAAAAAAAGTTATTTTTTTTAAAAAGAAAAAAGACACAAACAGAGAGTTTATATACTAAATGATTATACTTGGAATTAATGAAACATCACATGATGCTTCTGTGTCTTTAATTAAAGATGGTGAAATACTATTTGCTGGTCATGCTGAAAGATATTCTAAAAACAAAAATGATTGGTATAACAATAAAGATATTTATTCCGATATGCTTAATTATGGAACTCCAACACACATAGCATACTATGAGCATCCTCAACTTAAAAGATCACGTATATTATTAAGAGGTGGGGCAGCAGACTGGAAGCCTAAGATTCCTATGGATCTTCCAGTAAAATACTTTAGTCATCACTACTCCCACGCATGTGCTGGATACTATACAAGTAAGTTTAATGACGCAGTAATTGTTGTGCTAGATGCTATTGGCGAATACAATACTTCAACTATATGGGTTGGAGAAGGCAGCAAGATTAAGCCAATTAAAAAGTTTAACTACCCGTTTAGTTTTGGTTTATTTTACTCTGCATTTACTCAACTTGTAGGGTTGAAGCCAAATGAAGAAGAATATATTCTTATGGGAATGGCTGGGTATGGAGATCCTGAAAGATATTTCCACAAAGTAAAAGATTATTTCCCATCAATGTCTCAACAAAAATATAACTTTCATAAGGGCATTATTGATTGGGATGAGCCTATTGGACAACAGGAAAAATTTGATATTGCTGCTGCCGTTCAAAAAGTATATGAGCAAAGGCTTATGGAATTTATGCGATATGCAAAAGCCAAAACAGGAAAAGAAAATCTTGTCTTTATGGGTGGGTGTGCACTTAACTGTTCTGCAAATACAAAGTTATGGGATATATTTAGTGATATTTGGATTATGCCAAACCCTGGCGATGCTGGAAGTTCTTTGGGCGCAGCAGCAGCCTTGTACGGTAAACATTTAAATTGGCAATCACCTTATCTTGGCTATGATCTTGGTGGAGATTACCCAGTTCAGAAAATTCTGGACGGTATATTTGAAGACGGAATCGTAGCAGTAGCAACAGGTAGAGCAGAATACGGTCCAAGAGCATTAGGAAACAGATCTATCTTGGCTGATCCAACAGATCCAGACATCAAGAATAAGGTTAATTTAATTAAAAAGAGAGAGTTATTCAGACCATTTGCCCCAGTAGTTATGGCAGAACATGCATCAGAATGGTTTGATATGAATTATGAATCTCCGTATATGCAGTATGCTGTCAAATGCTTGAAGCCTGACCTAATACCATCAGTAGTTCATGTGGATGGTACTTCTCGTGTTCAAACAGTAACAAAAGATCAGCACCCTGGACTATATACTTTATTAGAAAAATTTTACTCAGTAACTGGTGTGCCTATATTATTAAATACAAGTTTAAATATTAAGGGGCAACCACTATTAAATGATATGAATGATGTAAAGATTTTTAATGAAATTAATAGGTTTAATATAATAACATGACGAGTAATAGAAATCTTTTTGAGTTTGATAATCTGTTTTCACGATCCTTAAAGTCGATGGGTGGCAAAATTCAAGAAGGACCATGGCCTATAGATACTGATCGTTTAGAGGTATTGTATACTCACAATTCTTACGGCTATAGGTGTGAAGAATTTAATAACCAGGAAGTTTTAATTTTAGGATGTTCTTATACCAGAGGTGATGGACTACCATTAGAAGTAACATGGCCACATATGCTTGCTAATAAAATGAATAAACCTTATATTAATTTAGCAAAAGGTGGAGATGGAATGCAGGCTCAAGTTTTTAAGGCATTTCAATTTTTTAGAGAGTTCCATAATCCAAAATATATTTTTGGACTTTTTCCTTTGACAAGATTAGAAATGCCATATGTAAAGGATGTATTTGCTGTAGATAAAAATCCTAAAGTAGTTGATGTTAATGGAAAATATATTCAGAATGTTTTTATTTCAAATAGAAAAATTGAAAAATTTTCAAAATTACCACATAGTATTGATGAAATCTTGCCAGAAGAGGCTGCAATATTTTATAACTTAATGTTTATACAAATGTTAGATCAGTATTGCAAAGCAAATAATATTAAATTTTTATGGACAGTTTATAATGATTTAGAATATAAAGGAAACAACAGTGATTTGCTAAATAAACTTAAGTTAGATAGTTATTTTAGTGAGCCGTCTCTCAACTGGAGCGATTACCCTATTGAGCATGATCAATGTCACGCAGATCTTTCTAATGATCAATTCTTTTACTATGCTGCAGACTCTATGGAGCAACCTCTGAAATTATCGCAACAGTACCTTGATATTTATCGTCCTACGGGTGGTCATGGTCATTGGGGCTTTCACAAACATATTCACCTTGCAGATACTATATATAATCTAATATAATTATGCGTTTTTGATATCATTCAAAATAGCATCAGCCAAACCCTTATCAAAGTGGGCATGTCCAGCAGAAAGACGATCAAATTGAGGGGCTAACAAATTAACAATCCTATTTTTTGTTGCCTGAATAATCTGATGCACCATGATTTCTGCTTGCTGTTCTGTGGTAAGTTCTTCATTCATAATCTAATTCTATCATAACCTATGCTATACTATTTATATGCCATATCGTATAGGTGCTAAGGGATCGTCAGGTTGCTCTGGATACCCTGCTTTAAAGGACACGGGAGAGGTTATGGGCTGCCATAAGACTCGTGGTGAGGCAGCAGCCCAGATCTACGCTATAAACCGCTCTGAGGGCAATATAGGCAAGGCTATGGTCAAAGAGGGCGACATGGTTATGGCCCCACACGAAGAAGAAATGTATGTTGGTCGTGTAGTTCATGTAATGACAGAAGGCATGCTTGGTATGCCAGGATCAGAATATTCCCTTGAAGCATCTGCAGAAGAGCCTGCTATTTTAATTCAATTATTTGAAATGGAAGAAGGCGAACTTGAAGAGACAGAATATTTTGTTGGAGCAATGGCTAAAGATGTAATGGTTTTACCTGAGATGGCAAATGATGAAGAGATGGATAAGTCTATGTCTTCAGGATCTTCTGACGATGAAGATGATGACGAAGAAGATGAAATAGACAAAGCATATGCAGGATGTGGATGTCCAATGTGCAAACAATTAGATGTAACCTGCGAACAATGTCCACAATGTCAATCTGGGGAAATGAAATCAGATTGTTGTTCTAATGTAGTTAAGCAAGCACCTTGCTGGGATGGTTATGTACAAAGAGGAATGAAAGAACAAAATGGTAAAATGGTTCCAAACTGTATACCTGTAGAAAAGATTTTGTTTGAAGGTTTTGCAAAAGATTACACAAAAGTTCAAAGAGAAAGATATACAATATAATGCCAAAGAAAAAAGCAACAGCATTTAATCCTATTCAGATTAAAGATGGATGGATTGTCAGATTATATAAAGACGGGCGTATAAAGTCTAAGATTGCGCCATACGAACCAAAACACCCTAAGAAATAAATATGAAAAAGTATAACAAAGTATACTTTTTACACATTCCAAAAACTGGTGGTAGGTTTTTAACTAAATATATCCTTGATCCTTTGAGTGATACTTTAAAAGAAAATGATATTGAGTTAATTAAATTACCAGAAAATGTTTTAAAGCATGGTGGATGGCATCAGTCAATAGATGATAAGACTTATGTAATCAGTATCTTTAGAGATCCATCAGAACATTTTGTAAGTATTATTGCCCATATGATTGCCAACGAGCAGGGTTTAATGGATCAAGATCAAAACTTTGTTGTCAATGATAAGGCTAAAGAATTAGATATTGATAAAAAAGAAATTTATGATGTAATGGAAGAGTTAAAATATTTAAAAAACTTTCAAGCACAAAACTTTTTATTAGAGCCTAATGGAGAACCCCTCCTGCATA